GGCCGTCGCACCGGGCCACCAGAAACAGGCGCTTGCGGATGGTGGGGGCGCCGTAGTCGCAGGCGCGCAGCTCGCGCCACTCCACCACGTAGCCCATATTGCGCAGGCTGGCAACCCAGCGTTTGAAGGTCTGCCCCTTGCGCTTCGGGCATGGCCACTCGCCCCAGGCTTCCGTGGTGTTACCGTCTGCATCAGTGGTGACTACTTTGCGCTTCACCAGCGGGCCCCATGTCTGGAATTCTTCGACGTTCTCCAGGCAAATGACCTTGGGCTTTCTGCCTGATGGCTCCAGCGCCTTCACCCACTTGAGCACTACGCCTGCCAAGCTGCGAATCTTCTTGCTCACAGGCTTGCCGCCTTTGGCTTTGGAGAAGTGTTTGCAGTCTGGTGACGCCCACAGCAGGCCAACGGGCAGGCCGTTGGTGACCGCCACGGGGTCAACTTCAAACACGTCACTGACGTAGTGCCGGGTCTGGGGGTGGTTCGCCTGGTGCAGCGCCACGGCCTCGGGGTCGTGGTTGATGGCAATGTCCACCGCGCGGCCAATGGCCTGCTCGATGCCGGTGGACGCGCCACCGCCGCCCGCGAAGAGGTCAATCACCAGTTCGTGGTGGATGGGTCGATCAGTCCTGAGCGCCGCCGGCCAGGCTTTCCTGCTTGACCTCGGGCGCCGTGAGGGCGATCTTCACCTCGAGGTTTTTCAGGGTGGCCAGCTTGCCGAAGGTCTTCTCGGGCACGTCCTGAGACTCGATCAGGAAATCCACCAAGATGGTCCCGCCTTCCTTGGGCTCGATCTTGAATTTGGAGACGATGCAGTCACTGATGTCCAGATTGGACTTGCCACCAATGCCGTGATCGATCACCAGGGCGTAGCCGTACAGGTCTTCGTTCCAGTGGAACTTGCCCACCTTGATGCCGGCCTTGGTGAGGTTGGGCATATCGCTGACAGACTCCACGCCGTCCAGACCCTGCTGGCCGGAGGACGATGCCGCGGACTTGGTGTACAGGAAAGACTTCAAGGAACCATCGAAGTGGGCCAGCTCGTTATTGCTCAGCTCCAGGGCGAACGACAGGGCCGCGCCCGGGTTGGCGCCGGGTTCGCGGTTCTTCTGGGACAACACCACCACGTCGGTGATCTTGGCTTTGGTCATGGTCTCGATTGCAAATGTCATGGTTCTCTTTCAGTTGGGGAGGGAGTGGGAAAGGGTGAATTGCGCCAACACCTCGGAGGCGTAGACGCGGGCGGCTTTGACCTTCTCGGCCATCAGCGCCTCTTTGGCTGCATCGCGGGTGATCGTCCAGGTGGTCAACCGCTGGTGCTCGGGTACGTGGTCAACAAAGTGCATGCTGGCCGGCTCGTATCGGATAAGGTGCTCGGGGGTGCTGAGCAGGACGTAGTTCACTTCCCACTGGTCGGCATCCCACAGCCACATGTAGCCGCGCATCTGCCACTCGTACAGCTTGTCCTCGCAGTCGGCCAGGCTGATGGGGAAGGTGGCGACGGACCAGGGCACCTTGATGTCGTGGCCACGGCGCGCGGGGGCGTTGAACAGATCGCACTCACCGGTCAGCCATTCGTTCTGCCGGCGCTCGGTGTTCTTGGTGAGGGCCAGGCCGCGCACGCGGTTCAGCAGGGCGATGGCATCGGCCTCCAGCAGGATGCCTTTCTCCATTTCCTTGGCCGACACCTCGAAGTCCACGCCAAAGATGGCCTGGGACACCAGGCTGCGGATGTGAGTCTTGGCACCCTCGGACAGCGTGAGGTTCTTGAGGCGGGCCAGCAGCGCTTTCTCGTCGTCGGTGCGCTTCTTCTTGGCGATGATTTCCTCGACCTCGGGTGTGCGGAACTGGTCATCGATGGACACTGGCTCGGTCATCAGCTTGCCGATGGAGCTGCAGCGGATCAGCAGATCGTTCACGCTGCACCACCCTGGTCAGCCGTCCGAGCCACACCGCGCATCTGGGTGAATTCCTTGTTCACCACCTTCTTTTGTGCCGCCGTCAGGGTGTTGTACCAACCGGTGAGCGCGGCCATGCCCTGCATAGACTTGTCCCGGCCAGCCTGGATCAGCTTGTAATCCTCGTCGCTGTCCTCGGGGTCCGGCGCACCACCACGGCCACCGTTGTCGTCGTCATCCTGCTCCGACAGTCCGGTGATGGCTTTCAGGGTATAGCGCTCCAAGTAGCTGACCGTGGATGCGCGGGCCTGGATGGCATTCTTGGCACCGCCCACATCAGGAGGGCCGCCCATCGAAACGGATTCGGTGTGCCCGGCCACGTGCTTGATGGTGCAAGTGACCTCCAGCCATTGGGGTTCGTCCTTGGTGATCTTCCAAGAAGAACTGAGGCCATGCCGGGACAGCGCCGGGGTGATGGCATTGACCACACTGAACAGCTCGGCGTAGGACTTGCCAGCCAGCGGGCCGGCGGTCACACGGCGGTTCTTCACAATCACCACAGCCTCGGCCTTGAAGGCGGCGAAAGCGGTGTCGTAGGCCTTGCGTGCCTCGGTGGCCTCCCAGCGCTCCTGCAGGGCCATCAGGCGCTCCAGCTTGTCCAGATCGGCGCCCTGTTGGACAGCCATCTGCAGCAGGTGGGAGGGGGTCGGGTTGGCAATGGCCGGCAGCTGGGCCACTTGCTCGACATCGATTACGTCGGTCATGGATACCTTTCGGAGTTAAGGAGTGGTCCGGCGCACGGTTTCCCAGACGCGGACAAGGGAGCGGGTGGGCGAGTGCCCAAACCGGCGATACATGGCGTAGAGGCGGAGGAAGGTCACAGCAATGCACCTTTCGCCAACCAGCCGGCAATAAAGGACATGACACAAGAGCAGACAAGGCCTACCCAGCAGCAGAATCGGATGTCGTCGTTCATGCGTCCACCACGGTGTTTTGGCTGGCCCAGGTAGTGGCCATGCGCTCGATCAGCCGCTTGGCTTGGTCCTGCACAGCCACAGGATCGGTGCCATAGGCCACGTTCAGCAGCAACTGCATGGCTTCGGTCATGCTCGGGCCGCTGGGGTAGTCCAGCGATTCCTGCATCACTTCGGTGAGCAGCTGCACGCGCTTGGGGACGTAGGCGCCGACAGGGGAAACCGGGGCGGTGAAGTCCCGAACCATGGGGGCGAAGGTGGCGATGGCATTTGCATCACCGGCAGCGCAGGCCGCGGTGAAAGCCCGATCAGCTTCCCATTCAGCCTTGGCCTGTGCCTCGGCAGCTGTGTAGCGGGGCTCGTAGTAGGCCGATGCGTCGGCTACGGGGTTGGTGCTGTAGCTCATGCGGTCACCTCGCACAGGCGCTCTGTGTTGACCACCATAGTGCGCATGCTGCGTGCACGACGGTTCAGGCCGTCACGGTCAGCATTGGCAAGCGCGTTCTTTGGGTGTGCTGTGGGGTAGGCGTCAAGGGCTGCCTGATACAGCTCCGCAGCGAGGCGGTAATCCTTGGCTTGCTCCGCTTCGTAGGCTGCGGTGCGAAGCTGTCCGGTTGTCTGAGTTGCCATCTTTTCCTCCATCACGTTTTGCGTTTCGATGGAGATATTGAACCACGGTTCAAACAATTAGTCAACTACAGTTCAAAATAAATTTGAACCAAAGGTAAGTCATGGCAAAAAAAACCGCCTCGGTGGGCGGTCTGAAAAGCGGAAATGGTGGCTATTTGGGGAGGGATCGGCACACCCGAACGTCCGTCCGGGTCTTCCACTTGTGCTCCTGCACGGTGAGCCACTGCAGGTTATGCACTTGGTCAACACCCCCGGCACACAGGGGTTCTATGTGGTCGATCTGCCAGCCTGGGCACTTTCCATGGGTCAGGCCGGTGGCAGGGCAGGGGGTCTGGCGCTGGAACTCTCGCAGCACCTCGGAATTTCGGGGAATTCTGGCACTAGCCCCTGTGGATATTGCGCATGCAGCTATCAATAGAAGAGCGCATTTCATCGACGGTAATTGTTGTCTTCCTCGAATTCCGAGTCAGAACTTGGATATTCAAAGCCCAGCGCACTCAACCCGAGCGACAAACACAGGAAGACCGCGATACCAATAAGCCATGACAGCCACTTGATCTTGAATTGATTGTGGAGTTCAACGCCTGCCCAGATCCCAATTCCCAAAGCAGTGAAGTGCAGGCCATGAAGACCTGTGTCGATGAACACCGATCTAGCGCAGAACTTGAAGTAGTCGGCCCAAAGCGCACACCGGAGCAAGGCGAATCCTAACAGTGCAAGTACCCCCGCAACTGCCAGCTTTATCTTGAAGGCGTTCATTCATCCTCCCACTTCCCGATGACTGTGCCCAGCACTTCAAACGGCTCCTGAATGGTTGGGTGAGTCGGATTCAACGGGGCAAGCCAGCGCCTTCCGTCCTCGTCCTTATAGACCTTGAACGTGGCTTCCTTTGATCCTGGCGTGATCGCAATGATCCGATCCCCGTTTACAGGGGAACGCTTGGCAGGGTCCACGATCACATAGGAGCCCTCTGGGTAGCTTCTCCCATAGGGAGAGGTCATGGAGTCTCCACGCACACGCAGCGCATACGTCTGGTCGCTGTGCGCCTTGAAGATCGGCAGATGCCTCTCGGCATCCTCCGGTTGGAACGTGTCAGCTATGTCGTGCCACGCCCCCGCTTGTACCCAATTGATCACTGGAACCTTCCCTGCGGATTGCCTTGCAGCATCCACGTTTCCTAGCTCGCTGGCCTTCTTTGGGCCTTTTCCACTGGCTAACCAATCTGAGTTCAGTCCGAAGAGCTTTGCGGCCTTGAGGTTGTTGTCCTTCCCAAAGCTCCCACCATCGCGCACCTTTCTCACGGCCTGATAGCTGATGCCCATTGCATCAGCAAACTTCGTGAGGTCCATGCCGTGGGCATCCATCTCCGGCTTCAAACGATCCCAGTAATTAACCATGGTTGCAATCGTAGTCGGCAATCTTTGAACCAGAGTTGACAGTTTTCATTGAACCGTGGTTCAATACAGCATGCTCAAAACCAAAGCCATCGAATTGCTTGGCGGAACCGTATCCGCTGCAGCCAACGCAATCGGCATC